ACCTTGAGTACCTTGAGTACCCTGTGTACCTTGAAATCCTTGTATACCTTGTATACCTTGAGTACCTTGAGAACCCTGAGTACCTTGAATACCCTGTGTACCTTGTGTACCCTGAATACCTTGAATACCTTGAATACCTTGAATACCTTGTACAGTGGGCGCCCAAGAACGTTCGCCTTCTTCACTTGAAGTTAAATAATATGGCCTCTCATCATTTTCAGGAATTACCGGAACACCAAGATTTGGTTCTGTTTGGTCAACTCCCAAATAATCATATCTATCAGCAGTAACATCTGACGGATTTTTTGGTTTTATTCTGCGACTTAGTAAATCTGCCATTTATCGTTAAGCTGATGTTTCTAAAATACTTGCTAAAAATTTCAAATCGGAGGAAGAACTTCCTGTAATTTTAATACTATCACCAGTTTCCAATACAAGTTTTCCTGTAAGTAAATTTAATGTATCATTTGGTGGAATAAAAAACTCATATACAATTTCTGTATCAACAGCGGTACCACCGGATCCCCTACTATGTAGGAAGGTTACGTCGTGTTCTACTGTGCCAATATTAGTAACTTGCCCCATCAAAAATACAGCTTTAAATCCAATTGGACAAGTATATGGGGTTTCTACTTGAGTACTAACTATTGCAGTAATAGTTCTAAAATTATTTAAAGGAAGAGATGCCATTTTATTAAATTAAGAAAGGGCGAGAATAAATGGGGTTATAGTTACGAAAAGGCTTCTTTCAAAAGAATCACCTGATACTGTACCAGTGTTTTGATTAATCTGAATACCAGTGCCAATTCTGAAGTTACCTAAGTGGTCTGTGCTAGTAAAAGCAACTTTGCCACCGTTCAATTCAACAACTTCACGTTCTTGTAAAGGTACTCCACCTTTTGCTGGAATAGCTTCTTCAATTTTTGTTCCTGCTCCCACATACTCCATACAATGTGAGTTTGCGATAATCTTAGTTACTTGGAAGAAATATGCTTCAGTATTGTCAGTGATATTAAATGGTATTACTTCGTCAAAAGTAACACTGTAAGTACCTGTATCTTCTGTTTCTGTTGCGGCAACAATACTATAGTATTGAGGATAAATTTTAGCTACAGCTTGGGCAGGAGTAGTTGGAGCTGCTCCTCCAACAAATTCTATAGTCGGGGCAGTTATAAATTGAGATCCAGAAGAAATCAATGTAACTGACACAATTTGTCCATTTTCAATAATAGGAATGGCTTGAGCAGAAATACCACTTGGGCCAGTTGGATCATCAATAAAAACAACAGGAGGATTTGCTGAATTATATCCACTTCCACTATTTGTTATATTTATCTCCTGTATAAAGTAATATGGTTTGCCATTATTTCCAAATGTGACAACTTGACCTACATAAGGCTCGGTACGAAGATTTTTAATTTTAAATATACTTCCTCTTGGTTGATTGCCATCCACAAAAGCAGTATATTGTAATGGACTTGTTCCATCTGCAACTAATCCATAATTACCAAAGTCAGTGTTTGAGTTTGTAATTGAGCAAGTAGATCCACCAGATAGATATACAGCACGATCACAGCAGATTTCAAAAATAGATACAAGTTGAGTATATCCACCGTTAGTAATTACAATACCATCTCCTCCTTGATTATACTGAGTATAAGAGTCAAGAACGAATGATGCAGTTCCGCCTGCCAAATTACCATCTACTCGTAAACCAGAACCAGTAGTTGTCAAGCTGGTGCAGTTTTGAATATATGGAGATCTTGTGATAACTCCAGTATTACCAATAAAGTTTTCAAATATAATTGATCTATTCGTGAATGATTCTCTGTTAGCTACGCTAATTGAAACCGTATCTCCTAAAATATTTGTAATGATGGCACCAGTACCAATTCCTTCTCCAGAAATAGTCATTCCTTTGACTAAATCATTAGTGTAAGCAACAGTAAGTTCGTATTCATTTGAAGTACCAGAACAAGAACGTGTTATAGTATCTCCAATTTTAACTTTAGGGAACGAACCAATCACAGATGGAGCTAAGTGTCCGGAGAAAGTAGCTCCAGTAATATAGCTACCGTTGTTTAAATAAAATAAATCTTCGGTTGGATTAGCTGGCATTATGCTAACCTCTCTTAAGTTATCACCTACAATACCTGTACTTGGTGGAAGAATAATTGGGTTTTGCTCTACGTAAACACCTGACTTTACAAATACTGTTGTTTTAAATGAAGGTAATTGTTGGTCTACAGAGTTTGGACCATTTACAATAATATTTTTGATGATATTAAAATAGTTTTCAATTGCAAGTGACACATCACTACAAAGAGGATATAAAAATTCACCATTTGAATCTTTGTCAATAATTAAACTTTCATCAATATACAAATCAAAGAAACTATATTCTGGTTTATACTTGGTGCCGAAAGGATCTATGTCCCAATTTCTTATCGCATAAAGCATAAGCTCTTTTGCTTTTTCAAATGTAGCTAATGATTCTTTTTCTTCGCCACTAATGAAAACTAAATTATTTCCTTTATAATAAGCTCTGCCAGCGTTGTAACAATTTATGTTACCACCATTTTTTAAATCTGATGCAACTGCTTCTACAATATAACCAATATCTCTCAAACAAATATTTTCAAAGTCATTCCAAATTCCTTGATTTTCTGGAACATTATCAATATAAGATAAATCACCATCATCAATAACAGTAGATAAAATATCAATTAAAGTATCTATTGTTAATTGTACGTCGACACATGTATTTTCATTGCCAGAAATACCATAAGGAATAATTGATCCTCCATCATCGTACTCAGCAAAAGATTCTGGTAAAGTAAGATTCTTTTCGTATAGTTGATTTGTTAGAGCCATTTTCATTAGCTCTGCTGCTTTTTCAAAAGCTATTTTTGATTGAATTGCTTCGTTTTCAATAAAAATAAGATCTCCATTTTCATCAAAATATTTTCTTGCTGCTCTAAATGTATTGGTATTTCCACCAATATACAAATCATTTGCAATAGAACGAACAATTAAATTAATATCTCTACGACACTTGGACTCACTTCTGTAAAATGATCCCCTATTTTCTCTATAATTTGATAATGCAGATACTCCATTTTCTAATACTTCTTCAATCAATGCTCCCAAAGTGTAAATAGATTCTTGAACATTTGCACAAGGACCACCAACAGAAGTATCTACTGTAATAGAAGGATCATTATATGGAAGTTCATTTTTAATAGCATCAATCATCAAAGAGTTAGCTGTATTAAATGCAAATACAGATTCTGTTACTTCACCATCCAAATAATTTATTGTGGCACCAGTGTAATAAAAAGATGCAAATTTTCTTGAATATCTATTTCCTCTTAAATAAACATCTAAAGAAACAGCATCAATATAATATCCAATATCTCTTCTGCATTTGGGCGTTGCGAATCCAGGATAAGTTGTATCCAGTTCATCAAATGTTTGATCAATAATATAAGTACGATTTTTTTGAATTAATCTGTATGAATCTCTAAATCTTTGAGAATCTTCTGCTTCATATGTGCCATTATTTTCTTCTGGTAACTCATCAAGTGAACCATCTTCAATAATATATGTTGCAATTGTGGTAAGATTATTAATTAAAGTTTGAACATTGGAGCATGAATTAATACTAATATTTGATTCAGTTAATGGATCAGCAATAATAGTTAAATCTTTTGAATATAGTTGGTTGGTAATGGCCAACTTCATCATATCTCTTGCTTTGGTAAAAGCAGTAATTGATTCAGTTTCTTCTCCAACTAATCCACTTGAAATTGGTGTTCCGTTCTGATTAAAATAGTTTAATATAAACTCTCTGACATGACGATTTGATTCATATAAAACATCATCAGCAACTGCGTCTACAAAAAATCCGATGTCTCTATAACATTTAAAAGTATTTGTGTAATATGCAGAATCTTCTGTAGGTAAATCGTCTAATGATCCGGCAGAAATAACATCAGTTACAATAGTTGTAATTGTGGCAATGAAATTTCTTACGTTTGCACACGAAGCAGGATTTATATTAGAATCAGTAACAGGATCTGCTGTAAGAGTTAAATCTTTTATTGTTAATTGATTTGTAATTGCATCTTGCATTAAATCTCTTGCTTGAGTAAAAGCAAAAATAGATTCTACTTCTTCTCCAACTAATCCATTTGATATCGGATCTCCAGCTTGATCAAAATAAATTGACGCAAATTTAATTGAATATCTATTTGATTCTAAGAATACATCTAAAGAAATTGCATCAATAAAATAACCCAGATCTCTCTTACATTTTTGTTGAGTTTGTGTAATATTTGGATACAGAGTAGCTGTAGCTTTCCAGGCAGTATCAATAATTTCTTGACGATTTTGTTGTATTAATCTATATGAATCAAGAAATCTACTATGATTATCTGTTGGATCTTCCCCAGGAAATACAAAATTAGGATGATCAATTGCAATTTGAGCTAACGCACGATCTTGAATTTCTTCTTTATTTGCTACGATTAAATCAGAAGCATCTTTATAACGATTTGATGTAAACAGTAGGTCCAATTCAGGGAACGACCAATCTTGCCCCCAAATTGCTTCATCGTACTCAACAGCAATTTCAGCTAATGCTTTATCACAAATTTCGTCAATATTTCTATAAATTAAATTTCTGGCATCTTTATATCTGCCAGATTCTGGTGGGCTATTTGGGAAAGTAAATCTTTCTGGGTAAGTTTGAGTAACTCCAGTCAGACTTCCTGGAACTTCTTCTGTTCCAATACTTTGTGTAATAATACCAAATAAAGATGTAATAGTAGATGCAACACTTGCACAATCATTTTGAAAATCGTAATCTCCTGGTTGTCCTGATACATCACCAATTACAGCATAATCAAATACTTGAGTAAGAGTATGAGAACCTTGAATTACAATTGGCTGATTTCTCATTACAGAAATTGCAAGATCTCTTGCATTATTATAAACTTGAGTTGACTGCACTCTTTCTCCCTCAAGTAATGCAGGCGTAGCAATATAAATTTCTGCGGCATCATATACTTTATTATTTCCGCCGTAACGGACATTAAACACAATAGTGTCAATAACTTTTAATACATCACTGACACATTTTTGACTGCCTCCAGGAATAGTAAACCCAGAATTATTAATAAGCATTCGTTCAACTGCTTCATTCGCAATCAACTCTTTGTTAGATAAAATTAAGTTGGAAGCGTCAATTTCTGTTCCCCCAACACCTCGGGAAATGTAGTCAGTTAAAAGCCAGTTAATTGATTCTTCTTGTATTAATTTTTTGTTAATTAAAATTTGTGCAGAAGCATCTTGAAGTTTGCCGAGATACCCTTCGTTGGCAGCTGTTAAAGCAGAACCAATAGATGCCTTTGCGGTCTGCTCGCTTAGACCATCGTTATTATCATTACCATCTTTAGTAACCCACAGTACATTAGATATTGATAACGTTTTCCACAAAACTCCAGTTCCAGTGGAGCCTAATACCTGACCAGAGAACCCAGTTTTATTTTGACTATCAAGAAGAGGTCCGTCTAATTTTAAAGCTTCAAATCCTTCTTCGCCAGTAGAAATATCATATAGGTCTTGACCTATCTCATTAATTTTAATTCTTTGTTGTTCAAAAGTATTAGTTTTTAATACTTCTTTCCGGACTAATGCCATTTTTCTACTATCTCCCCAAGAAGTTTTTTAATTTCTGACATTTCTTCTTTTAAAGTATTTATGTCATCAAGAGTATTACTAAATTGCCTAGAGAAATTTTTGGGAGATGGTTTGTCTGTATTGACAATAGCTCCCGTTGAAGAATCTCTATATAGATTTTCATGCCCCTCAACTTTTAAATAACGAGTATTCATTAGTAAGAACCAACTGCACGAAGATCTTGAATCTTAGGAGGATACGCTGGGTCATCTGTCTTCATAATAATTTTAACTGCAAATGATGTAAATTCAGGAAGATCTGAAACACTATAACGAAGTTCTTGGTAAGCAGATTGTGGTTCAATTTGTCCAGAAATAATATTAGTATATGTAGCTAAATCATCATTATCTGGAACTCCTAATTGATTAAAATATTTCCATTCTATATCTTCAAAATTAACTTGAGCAGAAGATTCCTTAATTCTGTAAAGAATTTTAATGTTTTCTGTATCTTTTACATTCACTGTTAATCTAACATCTATAGAAGTTCCTGGTTGATTAATTGAAATCTCTTTAGTTACATACTTAGCTACAGTAGAACTATTAAGAGATGCTGTTTCAGGAACAAAATCTATACCATCCGAAAATACCATACTAGCAACCTCAACAAACTGTTCGGTGCCAAAAGCAATATCATCATAGTATAAAATATCACCAACACGGAAAATATCAGGAGATTGATTACTTAGTAAAGGAGTTCTTGAAAAAGCACTACCTAATGTAATATGACTTGAGTAATCATTATTAATTGGAGCTTTATCATTCTCAATAATTAATTTTCTTGAAGCCGAGTCCCAATTTACAATTTTGCCACTAATTCTATTATCATATTTTTGATTGGTGTCAGATGGATTGAAAGCAACTATAGTTGAACCAATATTAAATGAGAATGCTTCTTGAATAATACTATTACTGGCAATTGATAAATCAATTCCACTTAATGCCCCGCCTGGCGTTTGAGATTGAGATGATAAGAATACAAATTCTTGTGGAATAAATGATGAAGGTGATGTTACTTTTACCCAGATTTTTTGACCTTCTGCCTTAATAATTCTACCTCTTGATCCAGAAGTTAATCCTTCTACTGTTTGGTTAATCTCTATAGCTGTTGATGTACCATTTAATAAGAAATTATATACAGGTAAAAATGTTACTACTTGATATCTTTTACCAAATCTATCTTCTTGACCAGCAGCATTTTCTACACGATTTGAAGATAATTTAACTGAAGAAACTCTAAGATCAATTACTGGCGATAAGTATGATACATTAGAAGATAAGTTAATTTTATATGTTAATGATCTCTCAATTGAATTCAAAGTTTCGTTAATTCTTGAAGCAATTACTTTTTGGTTAGTAAAAAATTGCTCTTCATTTAAGAAAGTCTTTTCAAAATTTGACTGAGAATATGAAATATAATTTTGTGTATTTGAATCAATTGGAACAATATTAGTAGTTTTGACAAAACTTTCAATTTTAGTATTTGGAGCTTGAATATAATTTACGTGGGCATAGAGTCTTTCAAACTTTCTATTATAAGACACAAGACCATTTACTCCACCACCAATAGCATTAGCACTGGCTCTGGTTGGACCAACAATATTATAAAAATCAATTCCTGAATTTGAAACTTCAAAGAGAGTTGCGTTTAGTATACTGCCTGTAAATCCACCAGTATTATCTAATGATTTAAAGAATACAGATGATTTTCCCCGATCTTCAAAACCATTATCTCTATGCCTAACTTTAATAATAGAATTGTTATTTTTAAAAAGAGGAGAAGTAGCGTTGGTGTTAGCTAAAGCATATGTCTCAATTGGATCCAATTCTAATCTTTCGTATCCAAGATTTTCGTTAGACAACAATAGTTCGGCACTTCTATTAATATCAAATTCAGCTCTACGAAGAGTAAACTTAATATCTTCAAAAATATCTTGAGTCCAATTATCGGTGTTTTGTGATTTGTATACCGAACCCAATAATGGCTGAGTAGATACAGAAACTCCAGTTGACACATCAGTTTCGCCTAATCTTGAAGACCATAATTTATAATCAATTGAATCAGTTTCAATTGCTAAAGCATACTCAACTTCATTTTGAAGATAAACTGGGTGAGCAAAATTAAATCTTGTTGGTGTAATTGACTCGGTAACCCCTGTAGAATCAACTGCAACCCCCATGCGAACAGCGGGTGTATCTATTTCAATCACGGACTCTACAACCGCCCCGCTGAAGCCAGCACCCGTGCCTCTGACGACAACTGAAGGAGGCTCGGTATAACCACTTCCCCCAATAGAAATTTCTGCATTATAAATTTTACCATTGGAAATGTTTATCGTACCAGTAGCTGTACTACCTCCAGGCAATTGAGGACTTTCAATTGTCAGCAAAGCACTTTGATAATTGATCCCAACACCTTTAATTTTTAAATCAACCACCTTACCAGAATCTAAAGCAGTTCTCAAGCTAAGATTTTGAGCAGTTTTATTATTCAATAAAACTACTGAAGGAACTTCTAAAACTTCATTTTCCTGAAAAGAAATACCATTATAATTTTCTAATACTAAAGTATAAACTTGCTCATTGTTTAAAGAAATTTCGTTGTTTGACGAAGAAATTAATTCAATATTATTTTTATCAAATACTTTAAGAACAGGACCTTCTGCTCCAGAACTTTTTCCTCTAACTTTTTCTCCGACAGTTACGGATAAATTGCCAGTTGAAAAAACTTTTAAGTAAGTATATGGCGATAATGTAGATTCTGTTCCAGGAATAATAAATTTACCTGGCTTACCTACGTCAACATTAGTTAAGTATACTCTAATTGGAATATTATTACTTTTGTTAGCAAAGAATAAATCAACTCCAGTTACAAAAACTCCCCCCTCAAAATTTTCTATAGTAAATGTTTGTGTTAATGGACTTGGCTTTTGCTTATTTTCTGTAACTTGATCAACTAATTGAACCCCTTCGTTAGCTTTAAATTTAGCTGAAAGAGTTGAAATAATTGTAGCAGGATTTTCTGGAAGAGTTCCTGAAGAATAAAACTTAATTTCTGCATAACTCTCAACGGAATCTTTTGCTTGGTTTGTTTCGCTTGAAGTAAAACGAATTGTTTTAGCACCTGATGTGATATAAACATCAGAAGCAGTATCATCATAAATTACAGTTTTGACATCACCTGTCCAAGAAGTATTTTCTCTTGGTGGTTTACCTGCAGGAATTAAAATAATACCACTCGCATTACCATTTTCGTCAGTAGTAATAGGTGAATTAAATGCAGATAATGAATTGCCAGCAATACTTGTGTACCGAATATCAGGAATTACCCAACGATTTACATTAATGCTTTCCATAAACACATAGAATTGTGTCTTTGGCTTTAATCTGGTTAAATTATATTTAACAGGAATACTTCTTGCAAAATATTGTACCGAAGAAATTACCGTTGTGTTATTTGAAGTTGTAGTTGATACTCCTTTAGCTGTCTCGTTATTAAAAGGACTAATATTTGATGAGGTAGAAACCGAAGCAATTTCTACATTAGAAAATGCTTGCTGGGAGTTTACATTAGATAGTGAAGAGATATTATAAAAATTGCGGTCAAAACCAACCCAATTAACAATGAATGAGTTATAAAAACTTGCGAAAGAATCTTTTAAACTGTTTTTAGCTAAGAAAATTGTAAATAATTTTGTGTTAGTATCAGAAATTAATGGAGCAACATCTGTATTATACCATTGATCAACCGATGGACTAATATCAGCATCACCAACATATTGAAGAACTACGAAAGGATTTGGATTAATTAATTTAGTAGCAAAGTCATTACCAAGTAAACGAATATTTTCATATGGTAAAGTTACTACATCTCCAGTTTTTTTATAACCAGCATTTTCTCTTTCATCTTTTCTTGTATATACTTCTTTAAGAATAAAGCTATTTTCTTTTACTTGAGGTCTTAATACAGATTGTTGAGTATCTACAGAGCACTTATAATCTATTGAAGGTAAATTGCCGATTAAATGAGTTTCAAAATTATCTACAATAAAACCGCTCTTAAATCTATCCATACCAATTTCATTTTTGATTTGCATGTTTAAAGCCTGTTGCTCCAAAATGCTCAACATAGTATAGTATTCAAGACGTTCAATTCTTTTCTCCAGCTTACCAATATCTCTCATTGTATAACGTTTGTTATCAACTGGAATTACCCGAACATCCTTACTTGTATTAGTAAAGGCAGGAATATACAAATAATACAAAGCAATAGCATCGTCAATATTTTCTGGCTTAGATGGATTTAAAGATGAATTACCCTCCTTAACAATAAACTCTCCATTCTTATTCAAAAATACTCCATCAATTCTATCAAGATATTCTGTTTCACTAAAAGAGAATGTAAACTCTAAATTAGCATCAGACGCTGGGGTATTTGAAACAGCACCACCAGGGCCAATGAAATTGATATAATCTTCTTGCGAAATTAAAGATCTATCTTGAAATCCCGATATGGTGGTATTGCTATCAGCCTTTGGTCTAAAATCAATCACATTTTTTAATGAAACAATTCCATAAACTGAAGAATTAAACGAAGTAATTTCTTCTTGTCCTACTCCAGCTTCATGTAAATAAGAATCTACTGTGCAAAAGTCACCTTGAGAATGTTCAAAATAATCAAATCCAATAACTAATTGGCCCGCAGGAGGTTCTGATCCTGGTTTAAGAACAATTCTGGATACGTCGTAGTGAGTATCTCTTTGTCCATCGTCAAATGTAAATTTATCAGTTACATCTGTTCCTGAAATTAGATTACCATTAGTATCTACTTGTGGTGGAGTTGTAGAAGATCCTTCATAAATATATCCTAATTTGTACACATCAGAATAAGAGAAAATTTCTACCTCTTCGGTATCATAATCTTGTCCTCTAAAAGGAATAACTCTATCCCCAGCAGTTTTAACAACAATACGCTTATTCTTAATTGAAGTTTTTAATTTTGGCTTTGCTTTAGTTACTTCAATAGTAGCCGAAAGTTTCAATTTTGGAAAGTTAGAAGATATATTACCAAAGAAATTATTTGGTAATGTAATAGTAACACTGCCTGCAGTTAATCCACTGGTTGTTTCTGACGAAGTTTTAATATTTACATAACTTGGATCAATGTAAAGGATATCGCCGTTTGAAACTACAGTTGAATTTCCTCTATCAATAACGGTAATTAAATAATTATTTTCTGAATATGTAGCAAATCTTTGTGTACCAAATGAGAGTTGAGCAGCAAAAGTAATACTACCTCCACTAGCAGAACCAGTGGTGACAAAATCTCTACGCATGTAGTATTTAAATTTACTATCGGCGGTATCTTTAATAAGGGAGCTGACTTGATTACTGCCGGTTGGAAATATTAAACTTGTATTTAAATTAGAAACTTGTGGTCTTAATCTAACAACAGATACATTAGTTGCATTTGCTGGTAGAGCATAATCTAAATAAATCCTTGATTTTTTTGCTCCTTCTGGTCTGCTTGCATACTGAACTAACATTCGGTTAGTTCTACTTTCATCGTCATCAAATAGAATCAAATCTCCTTGAACTAATAAATTAGAAGCATCTCCACCAAAACCATTACACTCAATATACTTTTTACCCGCAACACCACTAAAACTAAAGTTGGTAACTGGAACAGAATCAGTATATTTTGTTTTATTTACTTCTACGTCAGCTGTAAATTTATTACTTTTTGCAGAACCATACTCGGCAAAGAAAGATTTTACGTTTTGTGGAATATATGTATAAACAGAATTTCTGAATAGTACTGGCTCAACTACACAGCTAGAAAATGTGGGCTCATTTGAATTTACTGTAATAACAGGAGGAGTGGAATATTCGATATTTACTGCATCTCTATTTACTATATCAATTCTGTATACAGAGCTTCCATCGGTAAATACTTTAATTTTTGAATTATCAAATAAAACACCATCAATTGATGTAGTTGGATTTACAAATCCCGCTCCTCTTCTGGTTACGATAAAATGAGATATAGTATTATCTTTAGCAATTTTTAAAATATTGCCAGTTTCGTCAGTAATACTTTCTCCAGACAAGAAAGTGCCAGATAAAGTTTTAACAAAAATAGTGTTGCCGTAAGAATAAAATTCTGTTAATGATCCTTCAATTACGCCATAAGCTCCACTAGTAAGACCACGAATATACTTACCGGGAGTAAATGATTGACTGCTAATATTACTTTCTGGATTTGTACTATCAAGTAATATACGAGTAAAAAATACAGGATTGAAATAGTTAAAATTAAATGTTGTATTATATGATTCAGAGCCATTATTTAATCTGCCACGAGATAATATAATATCAGTATCTGAATTAAATCCTTCACCTTTTTCTGCTAACGTTAAATTTTTTGATTTTGATAATCCAATTATTGGCGTAATTATTTCACTGTAATCTACGATAGTACCAAACTTATTCGCATCACCAAACGCATCAGAATTAGATAAAAATACATCTCTTAATTTAGATTGCCCTTGCTCATCGTATTCTTTTAAAAATAAAGATAATAGATCTTTTTTACCGTATACAGTTAATTCTAATAAAGGAATATCTGTAGTAATATCTGGTCTATCTACAATTGAATATGCAATAGGTTTTACACTATCAATAGTGGATGGAGTTGTTCCAACTCTAGTTTTGATAAACCACAAATCATCTAAAACTGTTCCAAAATTACTATTATTAATTGTTTGAATTGGATTTGTTAAACTGGTTACTGAAATATAAATTGTTTTTATTCCGTATCCAATTTCAAATTTTTCACTTCTTCTGTTTATAGTTTGCTTATGAGCAGTTGCGTCTTCTAAATTATTGAAACCAATACTACCATCATTAAAAACCGAATGTAAAAATACGGTAGGATATGCAGTTAATTCTGCTCCATCATCATTTAATGGAACAGTACCATATACATTAGAAATTTTAAACTCAGCAAGACCTTTGCTTTTTAGTGTGATATTATCTCTTACAATAGTATCTCGTGCTTTATTTACTTCAAGATACTTAGTTTCGTTATTGACAATTTCAAAACCTCTCACATAGGCTTTTCCTTCTCCAATGTTTGCTAAAAGTTTTGAAGATGCTTCAGATTCAGTAAAAAAATTAACTAAATTATTTGCACTCTTTGGATATACTCCAAAGTTATTATTTTTCTGATAATATTCTCTAATTTCTAACGGAAAATCTTTTACTACATAATCTCCAGATTCATCATAAGTTCTTCTTGCTAATGTACTTTCAATTAAACTATAATCTGCTTGCTTAATTTGCCTTTGAATTACTCCAGATTTAATATTAAGTAATTGAATAAAATTTTTGTCAGTTTGTTGTTCGTAGTTGTATACTGTTAGGTTTAAATTAATACTTAAACGATGAGCACCAGGAGCTGATGAGTTTGAATACCCTCGGGAATTATCATATAATGAAGCATCTTGTTCAGGAGTAACAATAGACTCTACTGCATTAAAACCAACAATTGCTGATGGTTTATTATAGTATTTGTTTAAAATTACTAACTCAGCATCATTTCTTACAAAATATCCATTAACAAAATAAATTCCTTCTTCTACTTGCACACCAGAAGCAAACCCCATTGCTGGACTTTCTATAAATGATGAGTTTTTTGTATCGGGATTCGTTACTCTTATACTTGTTGGTAACGAGCTTCCGTCTGTTCCAACTACCAATAACGGAGTGTTAATACCATTAATTACTTCTAATGTTTCGCCTTGCCTAAAAGTTTCTTCATTACCAGAGTTGCCACTAGTAGAATAAGTTACAAATAAAGTATCTGACTCAGAATCTGAACCATACTCTGCAGCTAATACATTAGCAATTACTCCAGAAGTAATACCTTGTAATTGCTGACTGATTAACTTTTTAATATCATATTTTTGGAAAACTATATTATCATCAATATTTACCGCCACTTCAGACACAGAAGACAGCTTAACGTAATTTAAACGAGTATTTAAACTTACTTCACCAGGAATAACTAAATCACCTTGTTTAAATTGAAATTTGCCGTAATTTTCAATTTGATTTTGTACTATAGTTTGAAGAGATGTTAATTCTCTTGTTTGGATAGAATATCCTGGCCTAAAAAGAACTTTATAAAAATTCTTTTTAGGGTCAAAATCATCGTAATAAGGGGCTACGTTAAGATTTGTCTTCTGTGACATTGTAAATACATTTTTGAGAATTTGTTACTAACTGCATCAAAATTCAATGACCAATTTGATATCTTCAATTTGGTCAGCGGCTCTGGTAATTAGTCTTCTGTTCTCTATGTATATGATTTCTCCAGAGTTATTATTGATTTCTGGTAGAGACAAACCATCATTAAAAGTTTGTCCAAGAACTTCTGTGCCATCAATAAAAGCTGTGTCAACAGTACCGGAAGTTAATGAAAATTGTCCAGTAATAGGATTTGCGCCATTTGATTCAAACCTTCTAACAACACCGTTATCTTTGTGTGATAAAGGAGATTGAATATACTTTAAAATACCTGATGTAGTGCCACCAAAACTTAATGTCCATGAAACTACAGTACCATAAGCAATACCACCAGCTACAGTTTGTGAAATTTTTTCGTCCGGAATAAAATTAGATGTAACTCCATCAATTTTAGCAGCATATACACCGCTTAAAGTATCTGAAGTAGCAAAACTAGTAGTTCCGGCAAGAACAGGATCCCGAATAATACCAATTCTTCTGAAATCATTCTCTACAGGAAAATCTCCAGAACCTTCTGCATAAACTAAACGAATATTGAGCATTACACGCTTAGCATTTAACTCTTGCTCCATGTTTGAACCATGACCACCTTCAGGTGAAATAATAGGCTCTAAAGCTCCTGTTGCATTGGAGGAAACTACTACAGGAGCAGTTAAAGCCTCGTCACTAAACAATCCATATGCACTAGTACCAGAACCAGTACCACTAGTTAAACTAACACTAGCATAGGTGTAATCTTCGCCAGTATCAATTACGTTCACCGAAGTAATGGATCCGCCGGTAACTACAATTTCAACTTTTCCTCCAAAACCATCTCCTACAATAGGAGCGTAATGAGTTCCTGCTGGTAAATTAGTACCAAAATTTTCAATTAAAACTACCTCTACACTTCCATTAACTGCAAGAGCTTCAGTGGCTATACGAGTAGGATTAGTTTTTTCAACGATAGGCATAAAATCAGTTGAGAGAAATCTTAGTACATCGTCAGTTGGAATTGTGTACATGTACTTCCAAATATAATTATTATTAGGTTCCCTAAAAATTCCTGCAATAAAAGATCCTTGACCTATAGAAGGTGTAGATTTTGGCTCGTAGGTAACATTTACAGCAGATGGATTTGTTGGGGTTTCTCCATTATAAAGACATTTGAATACTTCGTAGTTTGAATTGATTACATAAAATTTGGCATCAGCAATTGAAGAAGCACCTGTAGCAGTTGTTTTGCCGATTTGCCCGCTGCCACCTGGAGTAGCCGAGTAGTCAGGCTTCCACATATCAAATTTAGAATTTACTATCACATCCCAGTTATATCTTCTGATTACTGATCTTGCATAAGAAGAAGTTACTCTTTTAGCGGCAATAATATCATCATAAATATCATATTTTTCGCTTAGATTATCCAAGGGAACTGGTGGAATATCTTCGGAAGAATAACGATAAAGCCCAGATAAAGCTTGAGCACCTGTATTATTACTACCATCCCAACCTTTTATGACAGAATTAAGACCTGGAGTTGATGTTACAGTAGGAAAAACATCAAATAGCACTAAGCTATTTTCATTAATTTCTCTAATTCTAGCTTTAAATGTAGCACTTGCGTATGTAGAACCCACGTAAACTTCTTGTCCTTGAACAAAAGCGGTAGCATTTTTATTGTAAATTTCTAAGTAAGCATCCCATCTCTGGGGACGACCTACAAAGAAATACATTCTTGTACGTTCATCACTCGTATCATTTGGACCCTCAGAGAGAGATTCCAGAAATTGTTGAGCGTTAAAAATTCTGAATTTATCTGAGATAATAGCAGCCATTTAATTAATCTCTCTATGAAACAAAGGTTTTATTTATCTTATTTATATTTATAAAATTTAATCAAAGGTTTTTAAATAATCACCAGATATATGAGATTCAGCGATTGTATTGTCAAATCCTCTTATTACCCCAGTAAATGAATTTTGTGTTTTGCCAGTATAACTAACTATTTCTTTTCCGATTAAAAGTTTTCCATTTGCAGGGAATCTCTCAGTACTTTGTACAAATATGATTGTTTGTGATTGAATTACGTTTGATGTAATAAAAGTTCCAGTAGAATTTATAGTAGGTATACCTAAATTAAAAGTATCCCCATTTAGTGTAATTGAAGAACTAGGTCTAATTTCAAAATTTTCAATTATTAAAAATGGATATGCTAAATCTATAGATTCTAAGGTTCCATTAATATTCAAACTTCCTGTATCTATAAAAGCATTATTTTCAAATGTTTTTAAATTAAATCCAGCACTACCTAAATTGTATTTATTTTCAAACGCAACATCTTCTAATTCTTCAAAATAATTAACAAATCCTGTCTCAACAATTTTAAATTTAATTATATCAGCTTCTTCTGTTAATGTACGAGAATTAGTAGTTAATTTATTTTTTACAAAA